AAAAAAGCAGTTCCCATTCCTGAACACATCAAAGCAAAATTAGCAGAACTTAGAAAACCATGACACACCATGAAGCAACTGCAATTCTTAACCGAGTCAGAGAGGGGCGGCAATTTAGCGAATTTGTCATCCTTAGAGCGCTTGAACTTACAGGAGACTATGAGGCAATCGGAAGCAATGGAATGGATCAGGCGATTCAAAAAGAAATCACTGGAGGAAGGCAGGGGGGAAGCCCATTATTGGTTTCAACAAGTAATAGCGGACATTGCGAAGAAACGTGGTCAACCAGCCGCTGATGATTTACGCCAAAGAATGAACAGGATTAAAAATGAGACTAGCCGCAAGAGTTGATGCAAATCAAGAGCAAATTGTTTCAGCGTTAAGAGCCGCGGGTGCTTATGTTTGGATTATTTCTTTGCCTGTTGATCTTTTAGTTGGGTTTCGCGGTCACACATTTCTGGTGGAGATTAAAAGCACATCTAAAAAGCGTTTAACGGGCTTACAAGCTGATTTTTTTGAAAACTGGTCTGGTAGTACGTTGGCACGAATTGACAGCCCAGAAGCCGCTTTACGCATGATTGGAGTCATTAAATGAGCAATAAACTTGTTTACGCCATTTTGGTTGTTTTACTTATTGTTCATTGGGGTTTGGTTGCTTATTACATAGGGTTTAAGCCATGATCATTACTTTGCAAAACAGCGAACAAGCCCACACGGTGCTAAAAGACTTGTGGCCTAAGATCAAAGAAACCTTACAAGCTGGCAAGCAATTGCGCTTAGAAGTCAAAAAGGCAACCAGAAGCACAGATCAAAATGATATGTTTCACGCCCTGATTGACAAGGTTTATAAAACCATGAAAGTGGCTGGTTCAACGTGGGTAGCAGACGATTGGAAACGCCTTTTAATTGACCAATGGGCACATGAGACAGGGCGCAAGATTGGCAAGGTAGCCCCAAGCCTAGATGGTGAAAGAGTTGTGCAGTTAGGACTACAGAGCCACAAGTTCACCAAAGAGGAAGGCTCAGAGTTTATTGAATGGCTATTGTGCTGGATGGCAGAAAAAGGAATAGAGACATGAACTTTAACCAAGGTGAACTGGTGGACGGTCTTATTGAAGATTTGCTTTACACCATCAACAAATATGACGAATCCCTATATATGGCGACAATTATTGGGGCTTTGGAATTAGTTAAATTACAGTTAATTTATGAAGGGATTGACCAAAAATGATGTGTCCAGTTTGCGGAATTCGCCCAAATAAAGTTTTGGACACAAGAGCAAGCCCTGAATTTATCTTGAGAAAGCGAGAATGCAAAAACGGCCACAAGTACCAAACCAAAGAATATGCAATACCTGAAACACCAGTATGTGAGAAGCCAGAAGCTGTTAAAGCTAGTAGCGGGTTTAGCCTGTCAAAGCTGTGGCATAGCTAACGGGGTACAGGCGGCCCACAGCAATTGGGGTGGCGGTAAGGGTAAGGGCATCAAAGCTGATGACAACCTAGTGGCCGCTTTGTGCCTTAAATGCCATTACGAAATAGACCAAGGGGCGCATCTATCCAAGGATGAACGCAAGGAAATGTGGTTAAAAGCCCACAAAGCTACGGTAGAGGCGCTTGGGGACAAATGGCCCCCAGAAGTGCCAGTTCCTTACTTACCCTTGTGAGCCTTGTCTAAGCCTTGAGACTCATGTTGCTTCAATTCTTTTTCCACAGCCTTGATGCGGGACATTTCAGAGCGATGTTCAGAAACTTTTTCGTAGTGTATAGGCTCACGGGGAGTTTTAGACTTTGCGGGAGTAATGATAAATTTTGAAGCCATGATAAATTCCTGTTAAAATGGTGGTTGACATTGTGCCATATTGGACATAAAGTCAAAACCATAAATTCTTTGCAAGGAAAATATCATGGGTAAAATGGATACAACAATGGCTAAAAGCACAACTGGCGCAACACCCCCTAAAGGTGCTGAATCGTCTGATCGTTCAGGCGAACGCATGGAAAAAATGCGTGGCGGTGTAGCTATGGGTAAAGAGGACAAGATGGGTTCTGATCACCAGTTCAATACTGGTAAGACGAATGGCATTTGTTACACCAAAACCAAATCAGAGTATCGTTAAAAAATGGCTGTCCAACTATCCTCCATGTTGGGGATGGGACAGCCAGCCCCTGCTATGGGGCAATCGCTTGCCCCTGCAAACCCTGCTGAACAAGCGTATTTTCAGCGCTTGGCAAGGGAGTATCCACAGCTAATTTCTGAGTATTCAGCGCACCCAGAGTCAAAGGGTGGGCGAATTATTAACACAGACGTAGCGCGGGAAATGTCGCCCGAATACAGGGCAGACCGCACTAAATCCGCTGATGTGCATGAGCCATCTAGCGCATTTATGAAAAAAATCTATGCTGAAAAGCTGGCAAACCCCACACCTAAAGGCATGGATAACACCGTTGTTTTTAGTGCTGGCGGCACAGGGGCTGGTAAAACAACAGCCTTAGATTTATTGGAAAGTGTCGATCCAGCTTTAAAACGGTCAGAAATGATTTACGACACAAACATGAACAAGTTTGAGTCCGCAGACAAAAAAATTCAACAGGCATTAGACGCAAAGCGCAAGGTTCGTATTGTTTACACATACCGTGACCCGGCAGAAGCGTTGGAGTTTGGCGCATTGAGCCGGGCCAGCCGCATGGAAAAAGAAAAGGGTTCTGGCCGCACCGTCCCCATTGATGAGCATTTAAAAACGCATATTGGCGCACAAAAAGTTATTGCTGAACTTAAAGAAAAATACAAAGGCAATCCCAGAGTCAACATACAAATTGTGGATAACTCCAAAGGCAAAGGTAAGGCTGTTGCAAGCCAGCTTGACAAGCTACCTAAACTAGAGGAGAATGAAACACGAAGGAGGTTACATGAGACACTTGAGCGAGTTAGAAAAAGCGGGATTGGCGGCAGGGAGAGAATCTCCGATGCCATCTACCGTGGAACATCCGGGAAAATTCTCTGAATACAAAGAACTAAGAAACTTTGAATCAGAGAACAAAGGCTTTGCTGAGCGACTAGCCGCGGGATTAAACAAAGCGGTTACTGCTGATGAGGCAAAGCCTAGATGACTGAGAAATGCGAAGTATGCAAATTCTTCCGTGATGCTCAGATTATGGGTAGTTGCAGACGCTACCCAACTTTACAAAACAAACACGCTAACGATTGGTGTGGCGAGTTTCAAATTGTAGTTGCCATCATCCATGAGGATGTTTTACCCGTCCCTGTGGCGGGTCTTTTTTTACCTAAAAAACGCGGCAGACCAGCCAAAAATAAAAAATGAATTTGCAACCACTTAAAGACAAGATTCTTGTGCGCCCTGAACAACGCATTCAAAGCACAATTTACTTTAAATCGGCAGAAGCTGAAAGCCGCGGCACGGTTATGGCGGTAGGCCCAGAAGCCCATGCCGAGGGTCTAAACATTGGTGACAAGATTGCTTTTGGTACATTCCATAAAGACTATAAAGACGAATACCTTAAGTTTGAGGAAATCAAGCACAATGATGAGCGCTTACTCAAAATGAGTTGGCAAGATGTTTGTTTTGTAATAGAGGAGTAAATCATGGCCACTAAACCCGGTTTGTATGCCAATATCCATAAAAAGCAAGAACGTATAGAACGCCAAAAGGCAGAGGGCAAACCCGTAGAGCGTATGAGAACGCCCGGCTCAAAAGGCGCACCTACAGCCTCAGATTTTAAAGAATCTGCAAAGACTGCTAAAAAATGATTGCACAAATAGCGGCTCGAATTGCTAACTTAGAAAAGCAAAAAGAGCAAATGTTGGCTAATTTTCATGCCATTTCAGGCGCTATTGCTGAAAATCAGGCATGGCTAAAACAACTGGAAAAAGATGCAAATAGTCCAACGCAAGATTGAAGATTTAATTCCGTACATTAAAAACAGCCGCACCCACTCAGAAGATCAAATTGCTCAAATAGCGGCAAGCATTAAAGAGTTTGGCTGGACTAACCCTATTTTGGTTGATGGGGAAAACGGCATTATTGCGGGTCATGGCCGTGTAATGGCGGCACGAAAACTCAAATACAGTCAAGTGCCAACCATAGAGTTGCAAGGCTTGACTAAGACACAAAAAATGGCCTACATCATTGCTGATAACAAGTTAGCGCAAAATGCTGGCTGGGATAATGCGATGCTTTCCTTAGAGTTGGAAGAACTAAGCGATACTGGTTTTGACATAGATTTGCTTGGATTTACGCCTGAAGAAATTACAGAGTTGTCATTTGGCGATGATGATGAGCAAATTGATAACAGTAAATACACCAAAAAAATAGATGCGCCAGTGTATGCGCCATCTGGTGATTGTCCTGAAATTACTGAGCTGTACGATAAAGTAAAGTACGAAGAATTAACAGCAAAAATTCACCAAAACCCTGACATTAAGCAAGAAATCAAAGACTTTTTGTTAGCGTCAGCCGCAAGACATATACGCTTTGACTTTGAGCAAATTGCAGAGTTTTATGCACACGCTAACCCAGACCTACAAGAACTTATGGAAGAAAGTGCTTTGGTCATTATTGACTTTGATAAAGCAATTTCAAATGGCTATGTTAAGTTATCGCAATCCATAAGTGATGTTTACGCAAGCGAAAAGGGCGAGGATCAAGATGCCTAAAACTTTTGCCGTGTTTATTTTGACGCATGGACGGGCAAATTCTGTTTACACCTATCAAACTTTACGCAAACAAGGTTACACAGGCAAAATTTACCTAATATGTGATAACGAAGACAAACAGCTTGATCAATACAAAGAAGTGTATGGTAAAGATTCCGTAATAGTTTTTAATAAGCAGGAAGCTATTGATTTGACTGATAGCGGTGATAACTTTAAAAAACGCAATAGCGTTGTTTATGCAAGAAATATTAGCTTTGACATTGCAAAAAGTCTTGGTTTGACGCATTTTTGGCAACTAGATGACGATTACACGCGTTTTGATTACTCAACCAACGAAGAATTGCAGTACATCACTTCTGAAAACAAAATAAGTAAGCTGGATGATATTTTGCTTGCATTGGTTACGTTTTTAGACACAACACCATTCCACTCGGTGGCATTTGCACAAGGAGGTGACTTTATTGGTGGTGAGGGTTGCGTATTACTAAGTAAAATGCGAAAAGATGAAATTTACCGAAAAGTAATGAATTCGTTTATGTTTCGTGTAGATCGGCCAGTTAAGTTTATGGGACGAATTAACGAAGATGTAAATATGTATGCCGAATGGGGTAGGCGGGGCATATTGTTTATGACCACACCTCAATTGCGCCTACAGCAAATTGTTACTCAGCAAAATGCGGGTGGGTTAACTGAAATTTACCTTGACCTTGGCACTTACACAAAGTCGTTCTATTCAGTCATGTATGCACCATCATGTGTGAAAATTTCAGAAGTAGGCACAAATGACAAGCGGATACACCATCAAGTATCATGGAAGCATACTGTGCCAAAAATACTAGATGAACAGCATCGCAAGCCAAGATTGCTTTCGCGTGTTACAAGTACAGTAAAATAAACGCTGTAAAACAACCTTTTGCGGAGGTTAAATATGAACAAAACAACTGAAAATTCCACCCAACTGCCTAAAAAAGAGGCAGATGAGCCAAAGCAGAATGGTGGGGCGCGTGCTGGATCAGGCAGAAAGCCATTTTTACCTACTGATGCAGAACGTAAGCAAGTTGAAGCAATGTCTGGTTATGGTGTGCCGTTTGAGCAAATAGCCGCATTAGTGCGCGATGGCATAGACATTGACACGCTAAGAAAATACTTTCAGCTTGAACTTATCAATGGCAAAGCAAAAGCCAATGCAAAAGTTGGTCAAGGTATTTTTCAAAAAGCAATGGCTGGTGATACAACAGCACAAATTTGGTGGAGTAAAACCCAAATGCGATGGTCTGAAACACAAAAGCATGAACTTACTGGCGCTAATGGTGTGCCTTTGCTATCTAACATTCAAGTTACATTTGTAAAGCCTAATGAGTGATGTTGAACAGGCTGTTGCAAAAGCTGAGTTCCCACTCAAGCTAGAGTGCCTTTTCAAGCCATCACGCTATAAAGTTTTATACGGTGGCCGTGGTGGGGCTAAATCGTGGGGAGTTGCTAGAGCATTACTTATTAAAAGCGCACAAACCCCATTACGAGTGCTTTGTTCGCGTGAATTTCAGACATCAATTAGGGATTCTGTACACAAATTATTGTCAGATCAAATTATGGCTTTAGGGTTGGACAGTTTTTATGAAATTACCCAAACCAGCATTAGGGGCAAAAATGGGTCGGAATTTTCATTTGTTGGCTTAAAAAACAATGTTTCTAATGTTAAATCATACGAGGGCGTAGACATTTGTTGGGTTGAGGAAGCGCAAACTGTAAGTCGTAGTTCGTGGAACATCTTGATACCAACTGTGCGTAAAGAACAATCGGAAATTTGGATAACTTTTAACCCTGAGTTGGAAACCGATGAAACTTACCAGAGGTTTGTACTTAATCCACCTGAAAACTGCGTGGTACAAAAAGTCAACTGGTCAGATAACCCTTGGTTTCCTGAAACGCTGAAACTTGAGAAGGATGCGCTTAAATACCGTGATCCACAGGCTTATAACGTGGTTTGGGAAGGTTTATGCCGTCAAACAGTAGATGGTGCTATTTTTGCCAGAGAAATGCAACTGGCTGAGTTAGATGGCCGCATTACAAAGGTCAACTACGATGCAACAAAGCCCGTTCATGCTATCTTTGACCTCGGATGGTCTGATGCAACAGCAATCTGGTTTTTACAGTTTGTAGGTATGGAAACCCGCTTAATTCGCTATATTGAAGGCAATCAGCAAACCATGAGTGAGTATTTAGCCAAAATGCAAACCTTTGGCTATATGTACGACACGCTTTGGTTGCCACACGATGCTGAGAACAAGACGTTGGCCGCCAATGGCAGAAGCATTGAGGAAATTGTTAGAAATGCTGGTTACAAAACCAGAATAATCCCTAGAACGCCAATTATGGATTCAATCAATGCGGCCAGAACATTGTTTACAAACATGTGGTTTGACAGGGAAAATTGTCACGAGGGCTTGCAATGCCTACGCCATTACCGTTACGATGTTGACCCAAACACCAAGCAATTTAGCAAAACGCCTTTGCACGACAATTATTCACATGGCGCTGATGCGTTTAGGTATATTGGTCTTATGGTCAACGAGCCTAAACAAGCCAGAAAGCCTAAACCTACCGCAAATTATGGTAGCCAACACTCATGGATGAGTTAAAATGTCTCCAAATCACTTAGGGCAACATCATGGCTGATGATTACGACTCACGAATTCAGGAAGCAATAGACTTTTTAAAGTTTGCCAATGATGCAGACACAATGAACC